TCTCGATACGTCTTACACTTCCGCGCGGTTTGATGTTACCAGTTCGACTCGTCAAGCCATCGTTCGCAAGTCTCGCTTTTTTGAGCAAAACAACGCTGTTCTAAATAGGCTTGGCGACTTGTTTGAGAGCTACACTGTTGGCTCTAGCTTCTCCGTTCAGCCAGCCTCCAGCGATTCCGCTTGGAATCTCAAAGCCAAGAAGTGGTTTGATGTCTGGAGCCGTTATCCCGATATCGGTTCTCGGCAGTCGTTCTCTACTCTAATGGGGCAAGCCGCTCGCGGTTGGTTCTATGATGGCGAGTCGTTCCTGCTGCTAACCAAAGGAGATACCGGCAAACCTCGGTTGCAGCTTATTGAGGCTCAATCCATTGCGACTCCAGCAGGGATGCAAGCAGACGAGACTGTGTTTGATGGCATCCGCTTTGACCCAAGAACTGGACGAGCGATATCCTACTTTATCGGAGCGGAAAAGACTCAGGGTAACCTGACTGATGTTCGCTCTATTCCTTCTGACTCCGTAGTCCATATCTACGAGCCGAATCGTCCCGGTCAACTCCGAGGTCTTCCGTTTGTCTCTGCGGTGATCAATGATCTACACGATCTCGATGATCTACAAAAGCTGGAGATGGAGGCTTGTAAGTTAGGTGCTTCTGTCGCTCAGATTGTTAAGACTGACGCTGGCGAAGTCCAAGCGAGCAACCTCCGCGCTGGTACTGCTGGAGCAAGTGTCAATACCGCTGAAAATTACTACGAACAGGTTTTTGGATCTGGCGTAAAGGTGATGAAAAACGGTGACAGTTTTGAGCAGTTTGCAACCGAGCGTCCCGGTGTAAATATGAGGGAGTACTGGCGACAACTGACCGAGAAAGTCTGTGCTGGCGTTGGTATCCCTTACGTTCTTGTATATCCCGAGTCAATGCAGGGGACTGTTTATCGCGGTGCGCTAGATATGTCGTCTGTATGGTTCCGTTCTCGCCATCAGGTCATGGCATCAGCGGCTCGTCGTATTTACGAGTACGCGATGGAGTACGCGATCAAGAATGATCCTACACTAAACGATGCTCCTAGCGACTGGTACGAGGTCTCGATTACCGCTCCGCGCTCACCGAATGTGGACGTTGGCCGTAACTCTGCGGCTCAATTAGCAGAGCTAGAGGCTGGCGTTGTAACATTTGACGAGGTCTATGGTGCGCGTGGTCTTGATTGGCGTTCTGCTTTAGAGTCAAAAGCCCAACAAGCTTTGTTTGTGCGTCAACTTGCCGCTAAGTACGGCGTGGATGTATCTGAGATTTCGGTGATTCAGAAAGAGCGTCCCGCAACTAGTGTTGCACCGGCTATTGACATTCCAGATGATCCTTCTGAATCTCCGTCTCCAATTGCTCCGTCAGAAGGTGGGTCGCAACCTGTTGTTGTAGAGCAGGAAGAGATTACCGCTACCGTCAAGAAGACTCGGAAACCAAAAGCCAAGAAAACCGAATGAGTTTTACCAAGAAGTCAGATTGGCTTTACTACGCTCCGGCAAACGCTGCCGGTGATCCGGCTACCGTTCAAATCTTCGATCAGATTGGCGAAGACTGGTACGGCGGTTCCGGTCTATCTGCAAAGCAGTTTTCCGATGTTCTTAACGAGATTGGCAATGGTCCGCTGCTTGTAGAGATCAACTCTCCCGGTGGAAATGTTTGGGATGGATTGTCCATCTACAACCAGTTGCGCGGTCGCAAAGCTCCGGTAACCACTCGCGTCGTTGGCATTGCGGCTTCTATTGCTTCAATCATTGCTCTTGCTGGTGATCGCGTCGAGATGGCTGATGCCGCTCTGATGATGATCCACGACCCATCAGGAATGGCTTCTGGTACGAGCGAGGATATGCGGAAGATGGCTGAGGCTTTGGATCAACACGCTGAGGTGTTGGTTGGAGTCTATCACAAGAAGACTGGTCGCTCCGCTGAGTCTATCCGCGCTGCGATGAAAGCGGAAACTTGGTTTACTACCGCTGAGGCTCTTGCTTTTGGCTTGGTGGACAAACCCATCAAGCAATTGGCAATGGCCGCTAAATGGCATCCTCGCGCTGTTACGAAGACTGCTCCTGAGACGGTCAAGAACAACCTCCGTCGAGGGTTAGAGCAATACGAGGAAGGTCTCGCTGGTGATGGTCTAGAACCCGCAACCGTCACCGATGCTAAATCGCTAGTTGCAGGAGAGGCTCCTACCGAAAACAAGATCCGCAAAGCCAACGCTTGGTGGGGACGTAACGACCGATTCTTAGAAGCCGAACCCAATACTCCTGCGGACGTAGCAGCTAACCTCTGGGGAGGTGCTGCTGGCCGCGATTGGTTCTCCGCTTTATTCGCTCAACTAGAAGAGCCGTCTGATACCAATACAGACAAAACACTTTCGACTGATGGCGAAAAATCCATCAACGATTCTGGCGTGGACCCCACGCCGCAACCAACACAACAACCCGACACAAATATGTCCGATACTGCTACTACTGTGACGGCTGCGGCTGCTCCTGCCGCTTCCGTCGATCTCGCTACTATTATGGCTAAGCTCTCCGCTTTGGAGGCTTCCATTAAGTCTCCCACCGCCGCTCCTGCTCCTGATCCGGTTCGTCCCGTGATCGTGAACTTGGGTAACCCGCTGCTGGAGAAGCACAAGAGCCTCCGCGCTGGTGCAGAGCGTCAGCGTTTCTTGATCGAGAACCACAGCGAATTGCTGCGTCAGAATGCAATTCTGGCTCCTCAGAACAACACGTTTACTGCTGGTCTCGTCGTTGATTATCTTGCTGATGCGGTTATCACTGTTGCCACTGCTAAGTTGGCGATGATTGCCGGTTTTACTCGCAATGTTGGCTTGGATAACTTGCGTCCCCGCGCAACCGTTCAGGTCAAGAAGTTTACCGCTGGCGATGCGACTGTTGATAACGCTACTAATTTTGAGGACGGGACCTATAACAACTCTACGTTGGCCGCTACCTCGGTGACTGTTAATCAGATCACCAAAACCTTTACTGTCACTCAGCAGGAACTGAATCAGGGTTTTGCTATTAGCGATCTGGCGATGGGTTCCGCTGAGATCTTCGCTCTTGGTATTAGCAAGAAGGTCACCGCTCAGATGACCGCTGCTCTGTTTGGTGCTGGTACTGTTATTGGTGCTGCTTCCAGCTTTGATTCTAGCGATCTCCCCGCGATCTTGGCTCTGGCTAAGAACTACCGCCAGAAGTTGCTTCTGTTGGACGGTGGTCATCTGGCTCGTCTGTCGTTCTCTGCTGCTGCGAATACGTTCCCTGATGCTCGTTATGGTCCGTTGAACAACGGCTATTTCGGCTTCAACAACATTCTGGAGCAGAACGACTACACTGGTGCTATCGCTAACACTGCTGGCTTCGTCTGCGGTCAGGACGCTATTGCGGTTGCAAGCGGTCTGCCGGTTGGAATGATCGCTGGTGAGTTTGTTGAGCAGCGTACTGTCGAGTTGAGCAACGGTCTGTCTGTGTTGCTTACCGTCTGGTATTCCCGTTCTACCCGCGCTCATATGGCATCGTATGATATCATGTTCGGTGCGGCTGCTGCGGATACTACGCAAGCTGAGGTTCTGATCACCGCTTAATCCTAAGATTATGCGTATTGCAACAACCATAGCAGTGGACAAGACCGGCAAAACTAAATTGCTGGCTGGTCCCGAAATTGATGCGACTCTCCAGCGCACTAATTTCAACACTGTTTCTGTCCCCGAAGGAGGCAAGCTCATCTTGTGGGTACAAGGAGCCTTAGCACCGAAGATTCGCAAAGGTTAAACAACCAAAACTGGGGAGGCTGTTGGATACGCTGACAGCCTCCCCTTTAACCGAAAAACAATTTTATGGCCGTCCAAGCAGACATTTCAACCGAGTACAGCATGGGTCGAGAAGGCTTTGCGCTGGTGACTACAACCGCCGCTCAGACCGGCAACTGGTCTGGCTTGATTCCTACCGAGCCGACGGTGTTTACGTCCATCACCGGCTACCAGATCTCCGGCACTTGGACATCCAAGACGATCCCTGCTGGCTTACCGCTGGTGGGTAATATCACTGGATTCCAGATCTCATCCGGTTCTGTTGTAGCGTTTAACGCCAGAGCCTAATGATCTCACTCGGCATAGCACTCAATCGGTTGTTCTCCGGTCAAGCTGGTGGCACTGATGCGCCGGTGCTGCGTCGAGATGTTCTGCAAGAGGACGAGTTCTTTGTGCTGCAAGAAGACGGCACCGGAAAACTCGTCATCACCTTTGGCACTTTCGATTCTCTGTTGCGAGAAGACGCTGGTTTTCTGCAACAGGAAGACCTCTTTAAACTCGCAATCCAATCCAACTGACCTATGGCAGATTCAAAGATTACAGCACTAACAGCCTTAACGGCTGCTGATCCAGTCAACGATATGTTTCCGGTGGTCGATGTATCTGATACGTCGATGGCCGCATCTGGTACGACCAAACGTATCAGCGCAAACAACATCCTCTCATCCTCGCCAACCGCGAGTGGAGCATTGACCGTCACCGGACTCGTCACCGCTGGCTCCGCCACCATTACCGGCGCGTTGGTAGTGGACACCACGACGCTGGTGGCTAATGCGGCTGGATACACTGACAAGGTGGGTATTGGTACGGCCACACCTGCGTTCACGCTAGATATTCAAGATGCGAGTTTTGCAACCCGTGTCGCTGTTACAAATACTAACAACTCTGCGCCCGGGGCTGGCATTTATCTTAAGACGATGAATGGCGCATCAATGGTTAGTAATGCGACATTGGCTACAGCAAATGATGGCACGTTTAATTTATTTACAGGAACCAGTGCCGATAGTACAAAGTTGTCTATTAATACTTCCGGCGACGTAAATATAGCTCTCGGCAACGTAGTGATGGCTACGTCCGGCAAAGGCATCGACTTCTCCGCGACTGCGAGCGGCAGCGGAACGATGACCTCCGAGCTACTGAACGATTACGAAGAGGGGACGTTTACGCCGACTGTTGTTGGATCTACTACTGCCGGTGTTGGTGTATACAGTGCTCAGGTTGGACGTTACACAAAAATCGGCAATCTAGTAACGGTTCAAGTTTACATGTTGTGGTCTGCTCACACTGGAACCGGAAATATGCGTTTCGGCGGATTGCCGTTTACTACAAGCAGTGACGTTTCTTCTAACAGTGCTGTTACTATTGGTTACGCTCACAACATTGCTTTAACCGCTGGCAACATTTTGACAGCTTATACAAGCACAGGAGCCACGTTTAGTGAAGCGAATCAAACACCTACTGGTGGCGGCGCTTCAACTGCAGTTCCTATTGATACCGCTGGTGAAATCATCTACACAGTATCTTACCGAGTTTAATCCTATGCTAACAGAACGTACCATTTTCTCGCTTTGCGAGGTTCTCCCTAACACGACGCTCCAAGTCCGTCTTGCGGACCAGATCGTCGATGGAGAAGCCGTGAAGGCTTCCACATTCCGCCGCTATTGTCTCGCTCCCGGCTCCGACCTTACGGGTCAGCCCGAGCAGGTTGTAGCGATTGCCAACGCTGTCTGGACTCCTGCCGCTGTCGCAGCCTACGCCGCCGCTCAAACCACTAGCCCCACCATCCAATGATCGTACCAGTTGATATTGTCGCAGTGCAGGTCAATCAGAACAACTCGCTGTTCGTTACGACCGGAATCGATTACGACAGCGATGGCGCGGTTGTCGGTTCTGAGATTACCTCGCAGTACACGCTCAATCCCGGTGATTCACTAGAAGGTCAGCCAACCGAGGTAGTGAATATCGCGAACGCGCTGTGGATTCCGGCGGTTGTGGAGGCCTACAAGCTGGCCAATCCGATGGTTGAAGCCGTCCAGCCTACTGAGTAATGCAAACCGACACTAACAACAGCAGCGGAGTTGGTATCTCACTAGCGACCGCTGCCGCTGCTGGTGCGGTCTCATTCATCCCGCAGCTAACTCAGTGGTTTCAACTTGGAGCCGCTGTTTTAGCCTTTATCGCAGCATCAATCGGTCTGTATAAAACCTTCAAAAAATGAACTGGAAAACTACTCTCGCTGGTGTCGGCGCAATCCTCGTCGCTGTTGGCGGTGCGCTTAAAGCATTGTTTGATGGTGACCCTACTACCAACATTGATCTTGCTGCGACCATTGCTGCTGTGACCATTGGCTTTGGTTTGATCGCTGCCAAAGACGCTGACAAAAAGCCCGAGTGAATTTTATCGAACAGATCGTAACCGCTCTGCTCAAGTGGTTGACTGGTTTTGTTCAAACTCCACCTACCGTTGAAGATGCAAAACGAGATCCAGACCTCAAAAAGAAGTTGCTGGATCGTATTGCTGACTCTAATCGCTAGTTGCGGCTGTGGGTCTCGCGTGGTTATGGTGCCTCACGGTGAGCCGGTGAGGCTCGCTGAGAGCGTCAAAGCTAAGGTTTGGGTCAAAGGAGCGGATGGCGTTTCCGTTCGATCCAGCAACCGGATAACGCTTCCCGAAGGTTGGTACGCATTGCCGAAAGACTGATATGTCACAACAAGTTATCAATGTCGGATCAACCGCAAACGACAACAACGGTGATACGTTGCGCGGGAGTTGGATCAAAGCGAACGACAACTTTACGGAGTTGTACACCGATATCTCGGGTCTTAATACCGCGACCGCTTACACTCCGACTCTAACAGATTCCGGTGGCGGCAGAACGTACACCGTTACAATCAATTCCGCGCGATATACGGAGATTGGCAATCTGCGTTGGTTTTCTGTTTCGCTGTCGGTAACTGCCGCAAGCGGTTCAGCTTCTGGTGCATTGCGATTGAGCATCCCAGATATATCGACTTATGCCGCTGCTGTCGGTGTTCAAGCCAACGGTCTTGCCGCAAACGCTAAGACGGAAATTGAAGGTAGTGTAATTGCCGGTCAATCTTACGCTGAGCTTGTTCATTACGAAAACGGCAACACTCTTTCACTAGCGGGTCAAGTTCAGTCTGGATCTACACTAATTGTCACCGGAGTTTACTTCCACGCCGCTTGAACTTAATAGCCACTAGTCTCCAGTTGGGGATGTCTGTGCTACAGAGCGCGATGGGGAACCCGTCGTTTCTTTGGCAGGGAGTGCTAGTGCGCTGTCTTCCCGCTGCGATTACTGACGCTAACTCGGTTATCTCCGGTGGGTTTCAAGACAACGTACAAGCGCGAGTGCTGGTTAAGTTTTCTGACTGGCGACTAGCTGACTCAACCCTCGTAACCGTTGACGCTGCGGTCTGGTCTTGTGACGTTGGTTCCACCGCTGACCGGCTTTTGCAAGAGAGTGGAAGCTTGCTCCTCCAAGAGAATACAGACCGCTTGCTGCTGACTTTTGGGAAGATGATTCCGGTGGTTGGTCGCCTTCTCACTTACGACGGTCGCCAGATGCGGATTATGTCCGCAAAGAGGGATGGATCTGGAGCTTACTATGCTCTTGAACTTGGCTCTAAAACCAAATGAATCCAACCGTCACAGTTGATACGTCGAGGTTTGATGCGGCTTGGAAGGAGTACCTCCCCAAGACCAAGCGTTCTCTTGCTGATGCCGTCAATGCTCGCACGTTTTTCTTGATGCTGCGGCTCTACTGCTTGTTACCTCCAAAGTCGCCACAAGCGGCTCGTAACAAGATTCTCGATTATTTCAATCGACCAGTTGGAGCGGATCGCTTTGATAAGAAGACCGGCAAGCGAGTGGGTAAATCTCGACAACTACGAGTGGTCCACTTAATCGCGCAAGCAAAGAACGCTAAAGAGGGAAAACCCGGTCTCTACGGTGCAGATATGCGAAAGGCTGCTGGAGCTTTACGCCGTCGCGCTGCTGGTTCTGTTGGTTACCTCAAGTCCGCTGTAACCAAAGCAATCAAAAAGCTGTCCCCATCCTTCCAGCAATTTGGCGGAACTCGACGCGCAAAGAAGGGTTCCGCTGGCGTTAAGTCAGTGGCTGGAAACCAAGCGTTGATCAATCTCGCCAATCAATACGGTTTGCCGCAGGAGAATGTAGCTATGCACAAAGGCTCTTCAGCCTATGCGTACAACGCCAAAGCCGGATTCAATCCATCCAGCCATGTCCGCATGAACATTGGGTTGGCTGACAATCAAGTGGGAACCGTTGAAGGAATCTACTCCAAAGCCATGCAGCAAGCTTACAACGATGAAGCGCGTGAGCTTGAAAACCACATTGCCGCAGCACTGCAAGCTGCTTTTGATGGGTCTGAATCCAAAGGAATCACAGTAACATGAACGCTGTAGCCCTACGCACAGAACGCGCTCTGGTTGACTGGCTGGCCGCTGAAGACTGGTCGGCGTCTCCTCTAGGGACTCCAACTTGTCTCACTAGCTACGGTCACGGTGCGTTTGCAGATCAAGATCTAGAGGATCAGATGCCGAGCTTCCCGCGCATTGTTGTTCGCGCATCAACTGCGGTTCCGGTCCATCCATTAGACCGCACTTGCGAGGTAGACATAACCGCTACGCTCCAGTTGTCCGCAGACGATACCTCGGAGGCTCAAGCTCTAGCGATTGTTCAAATTTTTGAGAATCTCCTGCAATATCTCTACGTTGACGGCAACATTGCGGAATTAGACGCACTCGACACTGATCCATCTGGAGGCTTCAACGCGCAATTTGCGGTCCCTGTAGATTTCGGCATCAATGACATCAGCGAAAGAGCTAGAACTTTCTCGCGATCCATGACAATTTTCGCAGCAGCAAACACGATTTAACAACCCACAAAAATGGCAACATCAAAAGGTCTAGCCCTAGTATTCGGGACTAAAGCTACCGTCAAAGTCTACGATTCCGCAAACCTTCTCCCTTTGGTCGCTGGAATTGCGACTCTTGAGAGTATGGACATTACGCATGAATGTGACACCGAACAGGTGAAAAACTCATCTGGCGAAGTGGTTGCAAATGTAAGTGCAGGGGATCGCTTATCCGCAACCTTTAACATTATACCAAGCGGATCAACATCAGCGAACGCTTTGCTTGCTGCGATAATTCCCAATGGCAACGGACGGGTAAACGTCACGTCGGCAGATTCAATATCTATCGGAGCAGCATTCACTGCGGGAACTCCCCCTACAGGAAGCGACTCTATTAATGGCGACTGGATTTACATTGGAGGTGGAAGCCTTAAGTTTACTCAGTCTGGAAAGGCAATGTTGAGCCTTCCTTGCGTGAAATACGCCGGTATCAACGGAGCTACCGCAGCGATCACTCTGTAATCGTGTCAGAACTTGCAAAGATACTCGCAGAGAGCGGACCTCCAGCACCAGTGGTGCTTGGGGTTCGACTTGTCCCATACACCGTGGGTCACGCGATATTGTTGCAAAGACTGCGGTCTCCTTACGTTTTAGGTGGAGAGATTACGTCCAATGATCTAGCGGAGGCTGTGCTTGTTTGCTCACAGCCTCCTCTGGAGTCCATTAGATCAATCAAATCAGTCTGGAGGGATCTGTTCCTCTGGTTGTGGTCGAAGAGGATTCAGCGGATGAATCTGATGGTGGAGTCCGACAAGTTCCAGTTGTGGCTCAAAGAACAATCAACCGCTCCAGAAGTGTTGATGGAAGCTGGAGCTAAATCTAAGCGTCCCGCAATGCCGTGGACCGAGCGAGTGCTTGTTGGTTGTCTCAACATTGGCATTGGACCAGACGATGCGGTCAGGATGCCTCTTGGTGACGCAGAAAGGCTAATTCTAGCTCACGCAGAGATGATGGGGCAAGTTCAGTTGTGGGACGATCAAAGCGAAGCCATTTGGCAAAACCAACAAGATAACTGATATGGGTATTCTCTCGATGTTGGTGAAGCTTGGTATTGATTCC